GTCAGAAGGACGCAGAAGCCGCCAGTCCTACCCTTGCCGGATTGAAGGGCAAACGCTTTGTCACAATGTCCGAGAGCAACGAATACGGCAAGCTGGACGAGGAGAAAATCAAACAGCTTACAGGCGGTGAAGAAATCTCCGCTCGTGCGCTCTATCAGACAGCTATCACATACCGTCCTCAATTTACCTTGTGGCTCTCCTGTAACGACCTGCCGATGGTAACAGACAAATCCCTGTTCGCGTCTCAGCGTATCAAGGTGATTGAGTTCAACAGGCATTTTTCTCCGTCTGAGCAGGACACTCACCTCAAGGACGAACTGACCTCCCTTGACGCTATGAGCGGCATTTTCATGTGGCTCGTGCGCGGTTACATCAAGTACAAGGAAAACGGTCTTACAATGTCTAAGAGCTTGTCAGAGGTTGTTGAGCGATACGAGCGGGATAACGACCTTGTATTGCAGTTCCTCGAAAACCGCTGTGTGCGTGTCCCCGAAGAAGAAAATAATCCCTACGGTGAGAAAAACAAGCGTACTCTCATCAAGGCGAAAGACCTCTATACCGCGTTCAAACTGTGGGCGAAGTCTGAGGGCGCGTATGTGCTGTCCGCGCGGAAGTTCAATTCTGAAATGGAGCGTCACCCCGAATGGTTTGACCGCAAATCGACTTCCAGTGGATTTATGATTTATTGGGGCTTGAAGCTCAAGGAGGTAGTATAAATGAACGCTTCTTGCTTGGACGAGAAAGGACGCTTTAAGTCCTGCCCGTACAGAGTATATACCGATGAGCATAAGGCGATTTTAAGGGGACAGGGTGATTTCGTCTCACAGTGTTTTTACCCGTGCATTGGTGAGGGGTGCGTTGCATACCATGTGGGAATTTGCTTACGCCTTGCCGCCGCGCTAAAGGAGGTCAAATAATGTCAAGAGTATTGACCGTGGACGGTAGCGTGAAAATCGGTGCATACCGCTTCCCCGACAGGAAAAAGCCCTGTCTTTGTGTAGAAAAAGGCAACACCTGTACGGTGTACGGCTCTTTTATCGACACCGACCGCGCAAATGAATTTATGAATGAACTCGCCGCCCTTGTGGGTGCGAGAGATGATAAGGAGAGATTAGAATGACAAACGATGAACGCCACCCTACCGGGCTACTCCATTCTGCTGATGAACTGCGTCAGCTTATCCGCGAGAACCCCGCCCTCCCACTTCTCGTCTTTGCGGGTGAGGAAGCCAATAGCGGGGATTATCCCTATATGAGTTGTAGTTACATCAAGGCGTACAAGGGAGAATTTCTCGACTGCACTCAGACGGTCAACGACTGTATGTGCTACACCGATAGGGACGAGTTCGAGGAAGCTGTCGCGGACTCTCTTGCCGATGGTGATTACACTGATGAGGAGTTTGACGCTCTCGTGAAGAAAACGGTTGCCGAATATGACCCATACTGGAAGCCGTGTATCATTCTGAATGTGGATAATTGAGGAGGTGTAATAATGTTCATTTGGCTTACAAACCCGACTATCGGACAGGTGCTTGTAAATCTCAACCTCGTCACCGCTGTCACCTGCGTACAGGGTAGAAATACCGTCTGTTTTACTGGCGGCGAGGAGGATTATATCGTGGTTACGGAGTCCCTTGAGGACATCTACGAGCGGATTCAGTCCGCAGAAAAGAGGTACAGGAAATGACGATACCCGAAAAGCTGAAAATCGGTGCAAAGGTTTACGGCGTGGAAATCACGAACAAGCTCGACTTGGGTAATGTGAATTACTCCGGCGAAATCTCCTATACCGACTTGGTTATCCGTATCTGTCCGAACGCACAGGCGAAAATGGAAGCCGACTTTCTTCACGAAATGATTCACGGTATGCTCGACCATCTTGGCTATACCGAACACGATGAGAAAAAGGTTGACGAGCTTGCAAATGTGCTTCACATGGTGATACTGGATAACCCCGCCGTGTTCGCACCTGTTAAGGAGGGACAGCACGAAAATGGTTAAATGCCCGTTCGCTGTTCCCACCTGCAAATGTTACGACTGTGCGTGTAATGCGTCTTATGATGAGTGCAATCATGGGTACTGTATAACTTGTTTTGAATGTCTCAATGAGAGCAAGGCGGTACACAATATCTATCTTTGCACAGGTTATGAAAGAATGGTGGCAAATGGAAATGAAAATTCTGAATGAGCTTGCGGGTATGCTTGAGGACATAAATCCGAACGAAATCGTCTCTCACATACTGGACGGGACGCTTCTCCCGTGGCTTGCGAGTTGGAAAATGAAGTCTCAAATGCTTGTGGCTTTCCTGCTCGAAAATGAAAAAGCTCGATTATCCGAAAAGGATTGAAAAATAATCCTAAACGACATTAGGAGACTAATCCGAATAAGATTGAAAAATAATCTTTTCGACTTTTCGTTTTGCAGACAGAAATGAGCAGGTCTCCGAAAAACTAATCCTAATCGGATAACGACCTTTTTAGGGGCTTATCTTGTTCGGATTGAAAAACAGTCTGTATCGGATTAAA